TGGTCCCCTTGTCGAATCACGCGCGCGCTCCGATGAAAAAAGGTGAGCGGTCGCAAGCCGAAAGCGCCGCCCGTTGAGGAGGCCGCCGCTGCAGCGCCGCCCGACCTGCTGTCGATGTCTCGGCTGGAGCGGTTGCGTTGGCTGGTGCGGGAGCAGCAGACCGCCTACCAGCGCGCGTCCAGCTCGGGCTCTCACGTCGCCGCCGGCGCGGCTCTGCGGGAGATGGAGCGGTTGCTGAAGTCTCTGGAGGAGGAGGAGGCAGCCCAGAAGCAACAGGCCACCGACACCGAGGCCCAGGTGTTTGCGGCCCTGCAGGACGCAGCGGCGACCATCGCCACGCCGCACCTGGAGGTTTTTGTGCGTGAGTGGCAGCAGCGGCATCCCGGAATCCGAATTCTTCGACAGGGGGCGATGTGCCCGCACTGCAAGAGGGCTCCATGAGCGCCGGCTTGGGAATTCTGGAGCTGTGCCAGAAGGCTGCCCGCCGAAAGGAGGAGGCTGCGCTGAACCACCCGAGGATGACTGCGCCCCAGCGCGCCTACGCCTCCTCGACGGCCCGGCGATTGCTGTGGAGAGGTGGCAACTCCATCGGAAAATCCTGGATACACGCCTGGGATGACATCCACTTCGCCCGCGGCACTCACCCATTCCGGCCCTGCCCCAAGGGCCCCCGGTCGGTGCTGATCGCCGGGTACAGCTTCGCCCAGATGGACCCGCTGTTGCAGAAGCTGTGGGCGCTGCTGCCAAAAGATGAGATTGACCCACGCCTTTACTACCAGCCCGGCAACGGCATCCTGGGCTTCAAGGTGCCCTGCATCCCCTTTGTCGCAGGGCCGGGCCGCGGCTCGGTGATCTACCTGGCCACCTATGAGCAGGGCCCGGAGCGCATCATGGGGTGGCAGGGACACCGGCTCTCTCTCGACGAGCCCCCTCCCCAGGACGTGTACGCAGAAGCAATTCCCCGGCTCAACTTCTTCGCGGGGGAGCTGAGGGTGACCTTCACCCCCACCACCAGCTCGCCGCCGCTGGAGTACATCCGAGAGGAGGTCGCCGAGGGCCGAATCACCGAGCTGCAGACCGACTACGAGGAGGCCAACTGCACCATTCTGGGCGGGCCCGTCGCCTGGGCCTGGAAAACGCAGGCCGAGATCGACGCGGATGTAGCGGGCTACCTGCCCGATGATCGGGAGATGCGACGGTCTGGCGCCTGGACCCCGGCAATCAAGGGCCGCGCGCTGGAGCTGATCGGAGAGCACTGCTGGATCGACGGCCCGATTCCGAAGTGGAAGGAGTTCCGGATCGGCGTAGGCATTGACCATGGCACCAGGCCGGGCCGCCAGTCCGCCTCGCTGGTGATCGAGGCGGGCGGGGACTACTACATCCTCGACGAGTACCGGCCCCAGAAGGCCGCCTCCACCGAGGAAGATGCGCGGGGTATCCTGGCCATGCTGGCCCGCTGGCGCATCCCCTACACCCGCGTCAACCTCTGGATCGGTGACCGCGCCACCAGCGCCAGCTACTGGGGGGAGGCCAAGAGCAACCAGGATCTGCTTGATGCACTGGCGGCCGAGCTGCGGATCACGGCAAAGGAGGCCCGCCGCCAGGGTCTGAAGATCCAGACGGCCCGCAAGCCCCGGGGCAGCGTGCGGCGGGGGGTGGCCCGGCTCAACAGCCTGGCGCGCGAGGGGCGGCTGAAGGTCCACAGTCGGGCGGCGGGCTTTCGGGCTGCTGCGCTGGCCTGGAAGGGCGATGATGCTTCGGAGCTGAAGGACTCCGTAGACTCGGCGCGGTACGCGCTGATGGCGCTGTATGACAAGAAAGAGCTGGATAATCCAACATTCTCAACAATCGGAGCATAGATGGAAGTCTTTACCATTCAGGGGCGGCACAGCGACGTGACCGCCATCAAGTTCAATGACATTCGAGCCCTGGGCTTTGCTGGCGGAAAACCGGATGAATGGACGACCGGCACCCCCGCTATCGTAGCTCCGCCCGCCGGGGAGTTTTTGCGCGGCATGATCGTGCGCTCCGACGGCGGGATGAGTCTTACCAACTGGCCAGATGAGGAGCCCTGGCCGCTGTCGGAGGACCTGTCCGACCATGTGGGGATGTTGATGGTCCTGATGACCTGCTTCCCCTCCGACAAAGAGGCAGCGCAACCCCCAAACTAGGGGGCTGGTGACACTCGGCCTGCCGTGACACAACAGAGGGGTGAGCAGACCCCTCTACGATATGCCCCCGGTCCCCACCGACGTCGCGGATGCGATGCGGTGGATGGAGTCCCGGCGTCGGGAGCGGATGCTCTGCGGGCGGTGGCAGGTGGACCTGGAGGATGCGCTGGTCAAGCTGTTCGGCCTGGCGCGCCGCCCCATCATCGGCCGCAAGTCCCTCGCGGAAAACCCATTCCGAAACCTGTGTAATCAGCTTGCCAGCAACTACCTGTCACCGCCGATGGTCACACATCCAAACGGAGACCTGCCGGAGCTGTTGGGCTCCGAGGGGCTGCTGAAGCAGATCGGCCTGGTGCCCCTCCTTCGCCGCCTACAGCCGCGCCTGATCGGGCTGCGGGAAATGCTGGTGAATGTGTCCTGGTCGCAGGAGCTGGGCCGGGTGGTGGTGCGGGCTGTTCGGCCCGACACGGTGACGGCCGCCGCCTACCAGTCCGACCCCGGCACCCCGGTTTCTCTGCGGGAGCTGCGCTGGCGCGGTGGGGAGTGGTGCTGGGATACCTACTCCATTGACGGCGTACCCTCGTTCCGGGTGATCTCCTGCGCCTCCGGGCTGGATCTCACTGAGCAGATTTTTGGCCGCAACCTTTCGGGCGACGCCTACCCCTATCGCTGGACCCTGGGCGACCGGGCCGGCCTGCCCTTCCTGCCCTATGCGATGTACCACGCCGCCGGGCGGGAGCAGCTCTGGGATGCCTACGAGGGCATCGAGGTGGTGGATGGCACGCTGGATCTCGCGTGCGCCATGACCTACCAGAACCACACGCTTTTCAAGGCAGCTTTCCCCCAACGGTGGGCCCTGAACGCCACCGTGGACGGTGTGTCCGCCTCCCCGGATGGCCGCCGCTCTGAGGTGCCCACCGACCCCACAGGGCTCCTACACCTGTCGAGCGCCCCTGATCTTCCACCCGGCTCGGCGGTGGAAATCGGCCAGTGGGGACCGGGCGCTGATCCGGAGATGATTGCTCGCGTGATCGGAAAAATGCGCTCCGCCATCGCCACCTTTGACGGGGTGGGCGGCGCAACACTGACGGAGAACAGCTCCAACCCGATGAGCGCCGAGGCGCTGGTGCTCTCCCACGAGGGGCGGCGCGAGGCCCAGCAGCGGTACGCCGGCGAGCTGGAGCCCTCCGATCTGGAGCTGCTGGAGAAAATCGCAGCGGTGTCCAACCTGGAGGCCGTCACCGACTACCCGGAGTCGGGCTACCGAATCCGGTATCGCGCCATTCCGCTTTCTCCGACCGAACAGGATGCCCGCCGCCGCCACGCAAGCGAGATGGTTGCCGCCGGTCGCTGGTCCATCGTGGATGCCTACCTCTACGAAAATCCAGGCCTGACCCGCTCCGAAGCGACCGCCGAGCTTCAGCGCATCCTGGAGGAAAACACCCGCTTCCGGGTGGCCGCTGGCACCCAGCCGGCCGCCTACGTCCAGACCCCGCAGTCCACAGGAACCACCCCCAATGCCTGAGATCTCCGACGCAGAGCTTGCCACCCTGAAAGCCGCCGCCAAGAACGCCGAAAAATACCAGGCTCTCTACGATGGCCTGTTGCCGAAGTTCAACGAGGCCAGCGAAAAGCTGAAGCAGCTTCCCGACCTGGAGGCGCAGGTAGCGCAGTTCCGGGCCAGGGAGCTGGATCAGACCTACGCGGCGCATGGCGTGACAGACCCCAAGGTCCGCAAGATTTTCGATATGGAATACGGCGACCTGACTGTCGAGGCCGGAAAAGAGAAACCCGCTCTGGGTGAATGGCTTTCCAGCCTCCGCACCCAGACCGACCTTCCAGCCCACCTGAAGCCCTTTCTGCCTCCCGCCGGCGCCCCGGCTCCCGCCCCGGCTGCGGCCCGCGCTCCGGCGGGTCTGCCCGACGCCAACAAGGGCGCCAAAGATGTGCAGGCTCCGCCCGCCACCTTCAGCGCCGAGGCGATCCACAACATGAGCCTTGAGCAGTTCAAGGCGGCTATCCCCGCAATTGCTGCTTCCCACCCGGCGCTCGCCGGTAT